TACAAGGAGGTATACTATGAAATACGAAACAAAATATGGAACTTTGGAGATTTTATTAAAAGAAAATGATTTGTTTGAGGTTAAATGTGATGTTCCATTTATGGAATATAGTAAAAACTATTCTTCGCTTGCTTCGGCGAAGAAAGAATATAGCGAATTAAAAGAGGAATTGGACGCTCTTATAGAAAAGATGGAAGCAAAAAAAGAGAAGACAATTTCAGAGGAGTTGCCCATATACAAGACAGTGCGAAATGCACTGTCTTTAAGTGGAGCGAAACGTATTTTATTATACGGACCAACTGGCACAGGCAAAACAAGAACCTTGTATGAATTGGCGAAACAAATGAAAAATAAAGGCGAGATAAATGATTTTCTTTTATTTGTATGCTCAACAGGTATGGAAGACCTCGACTTTTTGGGGAAGTTTGTTCCCAAGTCGGGTGGAGAGTTAGTATTCGAGGAAAGTATATTCACCAAATATGTTAAAAGAGCAAAGACAGAAAAAATCTTAATTATTCTGGACGAATTTAATAGAGCAAAAGCAAAGGCGTTAAACATTTTAATACCCTTGCTTGACGCAAAAGATGGAGTTGTTCGTCTCAACAATTTCATTAATGGTGAAATAATAGAAGTTCCAGAGGAAAATATTATGTTCTTTTTAACTGCGAACTTCGGTGGCGGATATGCAGGAACGAATATCATTGACGCGGCTCTATTAAACAGAATTGATGTGGCATTGTTTGTAGATTATCAAGCAGAATTAGAGGAAAAACTCGTTGAAGATTTGTCTAATGAAAAAGCCCAGTTTTTAAAAGAGTTGGTTAAGTTCTTACGTAAAATGTATCAATCAGGACTTATTGAGCCTTTTTCTACAAGAGATTTAATTACGGCAAAACAAATAATAGATAAAGTCAACATAGAGGATAAAAAGAAAGTATATCAACATCTTTTGCCTATATTATACAAGTTGGTTAAATATGACCAACTTGGGTATCCAGACGAAGAAGTTTTAACAGACATTGAGAAGTTTATAAAGGAGGGAAAATACGATGAATAGTTTTAGACCTTATGATTTTGTGGACGAATACTTCGCTACTCGCAGGCTCGAAAGAAGCCTGCGAAAAAAGGGACATACTTTCGAAAAAATATATCCTTCTTCTGGAATAGAAGCATTTAGTAATTTATATTCAGGAGCAATATATTTACCCTTTAAATATCCGTTCGATATGTTTGATTTAGAAACTTTGTTAAATCACGAAGTAGGACATTTTGAAATTACACAAGAACCTGCGGAGATTAATGTTATGCAGTTTGATTTCGAGAAAGCCAATACCGCAATGAATATTATTGAGGACATTCTCGTAAATGGCGAACTTCCACGAAGAAGTTTAGAAAGAGTTAATAAAAAATATACAGGAGAAAAAAGTTCTTTAACTTTATGGGAGCATTATACAAAGGAAGAAAGAAAAAAGGTAATTGAAATGTGGATTGAACACGGAATTTTAAAAGAAGGAGAAATAGAAGAAATATATAATGTTATAGAGAAAACTATTAAAAAGAGAAAGAAATATGATAGTGCAAAGGAATTTTATGAAAAAAACGAGAAGGGCGTTTTTACCGATTTTTACAATCTTTTAACGGACAGCCCGAAAGCCCCAGGAATAGGAGATGGACCAGCGACGATGATGGAGAAACCAAATCATCGAAATGAAAGATTATTTAAGGAGTTAGACAAGATATTCAGAAGGTTCAACACTCAAAGAGTTGTGGAGCAGTTAGAGGAATCCTTTATAGGGTCTCGCATTAGTAGAAGATATGTTGAAAGCCCTTTTGAACTATACCCTTTTGTAAAAAACAAAGAAAAAATTGCTATCGAAAAACCTCAAATTCTTGGGGTTATGGATTGTTCGGGTTCTATGGTGGGAAAAGCAGAAATACTTGCAAAAACATTTTTGGAAGCATTAGTTGCAAATACTGACGCCTCAATTATTGCAATGAACGAGGATTATCACAGACTTGTAAAATCTATTATGGAAATAGAAACATTAGTGATGGGAGATGATGAAGGATTTGAAGAATTACCCTCTGTTGCTTTTGAGTTGGGAGTTCAACCAAAAGCGGACATTTTTTTAATCATTACGGATATGGTATTAGCAACAAATGAATTAGAAGGACTTGATTATTTTGGTAGCAAAGTAAAAGCCTCTCGAAAATATTTGTTATGTGTAGAGGCTTCTCGTGTATTTGAACACGAAGAATATTTTAAGGATTTCAAGAGGATTCCATTTGAAAAAGCAGAGAACGCAATAGAACTCGCAAAAAGGTTAGGAGGATTAAGATGAAAGCGTATGTCGTTTTCATTAAGGATAACAAAATGATAATTCAAGAGGCAGATAAAGAATTTGATGGAGTTTGGGTTGCAACATATCTGGATAGAGAGCCTCCCATTCTAATTGTAAATCCTACATATAGTAGATTAGATTATAGAGAAAAGATAATTGATTTAATAAATGCAATTTTATAAGTTGTGTATAACTTTTTATCGAATAATAAAGAAAAATAGATAAACAGAATAGTTCTAACTTGTGTATAAAATGTGAAGATTTTCAATTTGAATATAAAAGATTGTTAATTTGGTGTTTAAAAAATGTAAGGACTATTCTGTTTATCTGTGTTTGTTTGATTTCACATTTCCTTCACATTTCGAGAGAAAGGGTAAGGGTGTTTGCTTTGTTATTTTTTGTTCTATTAGCAATGAATTTGCTCATTAATAATATTTTTATTTATAAAAATATTATTTAATTATTTAATAATAAAATATATTATATATAAATAAATAATAAATAATAATATTAATATAATATTAATAATATAATAATAAATTATTATATTATAAGCGAAAATAATTTTAAACTATTGACATACGATTTTTGTTTTGCTATAATAAAATTGGGAGGTGAAAATGAAAACGTTAATTATAGGGAAACAGGGAGCAGGAAAAACGAGTTTATTAATTAAACTCCTTGTTTATATGAAAAAACCAATACTGTTTTTTAGCGAACTTCCGAAGTCGGGATTGGAAGCCCTTGCAAAAAATATAGGCGTGGAGTTATCGGAAGTCGAATTGATTGAGCAACGCCCCTCCATAGATGCGATTATTGGTTTATCGCAGTCTTTCGAGACGATTATAATTGACCATTGGAGAAGGATAAAAGACGCCGACACGAAGAAACAACGGAATAAACTTTATGACTATTTGGAGAAGTCTAATAAAGATTGGTGGATACTCGCTCATACACTTAAAGGAGCAGAACCTGACGACCTCGCAAGCGGACGCTGGATTTCGGGACTTGACAGTGTCGTGGACGTAGCATTGGGGCTATCGAAAATCGACAACTACCGTCTGTTAAAGGTTCTCAAAGATAGATATTATGTTTTTAAGGGCAAAGAATATTTGCTCGGAAAAGATGTTTTAAAATTACTTGACAAGTGATATTTTTTTTGCTATAATATGATTAGGAGGCAAGATGAAAAAGTATATAGCACTTGTTTATAAATATTATCGAGCATTGGGCATCCCCATTGAATACGCTCCTAAAAAACGTATTCAATTAGAGGCTCTCTCCTTTCGGCGAATTTCGGAGAAGGTTGGCGAAAAGGTTTTTGAATTGATTTATAATTATGGCATAAAGCATTCGCTTAATATTTTTACGCTTGAAGCCAACCTTCCTGAAATCTTAAAAGAAGTGATTACTATCGACCCTGAATGGGAGTTAAAAGAGGGATACAAATATACAAGTGCAGAAAAAATTCAAAAATATTTAGAGAAAGTCAAAAGAGATTAAGGAAAGGAGGTGATTTAGATGAGAGATAGAGTTAATGTAAAAATTACCATTGATAACAATAAACAAGGTTATTGGATGGCAAATTATACAGTTAAGATTAATGGGGAAATAGTAGATGATGGTATAGATTACGGAGATGTAGATACTGCATTTGAAGGGATATATGAAATTTTATCTGTATTAAAAGAGATATCAAAGGAGGTGATGAAATGAAGCAACTTAAAAAGGCTTTAAAAGCGTTGGGGTTTGTGATAGTAAAAGATAACGAAGTAAGTATGATAGTTTCGTATCTTGGAAACCCTCTAAAAATAATGAAAACAAAAAAAGGAATAACAGTAGACGGCGGTTTTTTTAGAATAGAAAAGGAAACTTCAAGAGAAATCGTTGACTTAATTAAGGAATGGATACTATTGCTCCCAATAAATATGGAGGCTAATAATTAATGTGGGAAAAATTGAGAGAAAAATTAAAAAAGCAGGGATATATTTGCACTCATAACTGTTGTTGGAGTAAAAATGTTGTTATTGTTCACGTTGAGTGGAAAAATGTTAAATACTATAAGGTAATCAAAAATCGACACGAATATGTCGCTCATAGCGAGGAGGAAGTCGAATGGCTAATATCTTAAAAGATATATTACACGATTATATCGAGCGGAATTCTGATATTCAAATAGAGCGACAAGTTATTGGTGGTTTATTAGTTGAACCTGAACATCTTGAAGAATTTTCATTAACCGACGATGACTTTGTAAGCGAAAGCCATAAGCGACTGTTTTTTGCTATTTTACTTGTTTACGGTGATGGTAAAGATGTTAATCCTATAACAGTCAAAGATAAACTTTTTGAGATTTATGGAGAAGATAATCTTATTATAAATGAAATGGCAAATTGTTTAGAAAGTGCAATTACTCCTGTAAATACTACTGTTTATATGAAAAAATTGCGTGAACTCTCGCTTAAAAGAAAACTTATTATAGGATTGTTAAAATCTGTTGAAGAATTACAAAACAAACCCATTGAAGTTGTTAGAATGAATGTTGAATATCTACTTGCAAATATAAATCCTGAGCAAGGAGTTAAACCTGTTAGTGAAGATTTTGATTGGGAAGAGGTAGAAACTCTTATAGAGGCAAAAACTTTTCATACACATTTATCGACGCTTAATAACACAGCCCGCATTACAAAAGGAGAACTCATATCAATTGTTGGTGATACGAGTAGGGGAAAAACAATGTTCACGCTAAATATTGTGGACGATATTTTGAAACAAGAAGGGAAGGTTTTGTATTTTAGTTTGGATATGTCGAGAATTCAACTTATTATGCGTTTTGCGTCAATGCACCAGCAGATACCGTTGCACGAGATTAAACCTGATAATCCGAACTTTAAGCAAATTTTGGAAACTGAAATCAAGCAAAAATATATGAAAAATCTATTCGAATTTCATAAAAGTGCGGAGATTTCTACGGCGATAAATGTAGCGAGAGCCATAAAACCTGACGTAGTTGTTTTCGACTATATCCAAAATTTTCGAGACAGAAGATATGAGATGAGTAGGTCGCAGGAGTTATCAAATATTATGCTTGCTCTTCAACAGGAAGCAATGAAATATCCCGTAATTGCTTTAAGTCAGGTAAGCAAAGGAGAGGGAGATGATTTTCTTGCAAGAGCAAAAGGTTCATCAACGATAGCACAGGCTTCATCACTTGTTATTGAAGTGGACAAAAACGAAGATGTGTATAAATACAAGATAAAAAAGAATAGGACGTGGGGGACAACAACAGGTTGGATTAATTTGCGTATGATGTATGGTTATTTAATGGAGGAGATATGAGATATTTTAATTACTATAAAACAATTTATCACTATGTAAATCGTTCAGGAAAGTCTAACTGGATTAAAAGAGTTTTGCTAAAAGATGAAGAATTTTTAATAGAAGCCAATGAATGGTGCGAACTCCATTATTTATATCCTAAAAAATTTCCTCTTAAAAGAGGGTTAAAAGAAATCATAAATAAATATGCAAAGCAAGCGTTAAGCACGCAATTTTTTGTTCAATATGTTCCTGATAGAGTTAAAGAGCGTATTTATAGAAAGATTAACAAATCCCTTGACACAAAGAGTAAATAATGTTATAATATAATAGAAAGATAAAAAAACTACAAGGAGGTGCATTATGAAATATAAAGCAGGGGACAAAGTAAAAATTAAAGATTTGGGAAAGATTAGGGAGATTTTCCCTAACGAGTTCACGTATGTAAACGGTGTTTGTTTTGAAAACGATATGGAGAGATTTTGCGGTAAAATAGTCACAATAAAGAAAATAGAAACAATATTTAATCGTCAAAGATATGAGATAGAGGAAGACGAAAAGAAATATAGTTGGACTGATAATATGATAGAATGTAAAGTAAGTAAAGATAAGAGAAGCGTAATATATTATGAAAAAGTTTTAAACAAAGATGGAGATAAACTTATTAAGATTGTTGATTGGAGAAATGTAAGAAGAGAGGAAGAACTACCAAGACGATATTTAAACAGCGCCCCTAATTATTTTGAGAATTGGCGTGGCGATACCATTTTGTTGCATATAGAAAGCCCTTATTATGCAAAGTTTATTGGGAAAGGAAAAATGTATTCTGCACGTGAGTTTGGTGAATATGTTAAAGCAATGAAGAAAGCAGGAGCAAGACTTACTCAAATTAATAAAGAGATAAAAGAAAAAAAAGAAAACTGGGAAGACAATAAAAAGCATAAAGTCGTAATTTAGGAGAATTATATGAATACGATTACAAACATTAAAATAGATTTTGGTGCAATTATATTTATTATAATAATTCTCATTCTATTTTTTAAGCATATTATCGGACTTGAATGGTTTTTACTTTATTTAATACTTTTATATAAAATATAAGGATAGTATGATGAAAGCAGACCCAAAAAGAAAAGATTTAGCAAATGCGACAGGAATTTATGTAAGAGCATTACGAGACGGTAAATGGGACAGTGTTGATATTGCAGAACTTGATAAATTGTCTTTGGAGGAATGGTTAAAAGATTTATCAAAAGAAGAACTTATTCGAGTTATTGAGATTATATTTGGACATTAATGGAGGTGCAAATGGACTGGAACTTTCAAATTAAACAGTTAGAAGAAACATACGAAGAGGCTCTTAAAAAGTATCAGGAGTTAGCAGAGGTTCTACAACACGTAGATGTTGATACATTAACTTCCGCACAGTTGCAAGTTGAGCAGTTGAGCGGATATTTGGCGTCTTTGAGAACGCAATTATTACCCTTTAAAGGTATAGTAAGTAGAGTAGAAGAGTTTAATAAAATTGCTACCGACACGATAAATAAAACTCAGCGGGCTATCAGTCAAGCAATAAAAGAAGCAAAAATGTTGTGAGGCGAATATGAGATATAATATAATTTGTCGGCTATCGGTAAAAGGCTCTTCGGAAAAATATACAGCAAGATTACTTCTTACAGAAGAACAAATATTTGAGGAACTTATAGAACCTTTGATAGGAGAGCATAAATATATATTAGATGAACTTATAATTATGGAGGATAAATATGAAAGCGTGGAAAAACACAGAAATTGAAGTTGCGAGACTACTTAACGGAAAAAGATTAGAACGAACAAATTATGGAAAATCGCAACCAGATGTTATTACTGATAAGTTTGTTGTGGAGTGTAAATCAAGAAAAACACTTCCCGTTCTTTTTTTAAAGGCGTGGAAACAGGTGTTAGGATATATAAAAGAATACAAAGATAAAATACCTATTGTGATTTTTCATCAATCGAGAAAAAGAGGCTACGGAAAATACTTCGTAATCATAGAGTTAAGCGACTTTCTTAAACTTCTTAATAAGGGGGACAAATGAGAGTTTTAAGTTTGTTTGATGGGATAAGTGTCGGTAGAGTAGCCTTACAGCGTGCGGGTATAAGAATTGACGAATATTATGCAAGCGAAATTGATAAGAACGCAATTGCAGTTGCGAAGTATAATTTTCCTGATACTAAATTTATTGGAGACGTAAGAAATATCGATGGTAATAAATTTAAAGGAATTGATTTATTGATTGGAGGTAGTCCTTGTCAAAACTTTTCCTTTATCGGGTTAAAACAAGGAATGATTACAAAAACTCAAATAGAAGTAACAACATTAGAGCAATATTTAAAATTAAAAAGTGAAGGTTTTGAATTCGACGGGCAATCGTATCTATTTTGGGAATATGTTAGAATTTTAAGAGAGGCTCAACCTAAATGGTTTTTATTAGAAAATGTAAGAATGGCAAAAAAATGGAAAAAAGTAATAAGCGATACTTTGGGAGTTAAGCCTGTTATGATAAATTCTGCATTAGTCTCCGCACAAAATCGAAGAAGATTATATTGGACAAACATTCCAATTAGCGGATTACCAGAAGATAAAGGAATTATAATCAAGGATATTTTAGAAGATGAAGTTGATGAAAAGTATTTTATAAACAAACCTTTTAAATACTTACCAGAAAAGCCTGGTTTTATAATTGACCCCTACAATAAAAGAAATGTGGAAAATGGAAAAGCAACTACATTAAGAACTAATTATAGTAATGGTAACTGCTGGATCAATGAAAGATTTAAAGAGAATTCGGCATCTAATCTTAGAAAATTAAAAATCAGAAAACTCACACCATTAGAATGTGAAAGGTTACAAACTCTCCCCGATAATTATACGAGATTTGGTAACTTTGATGGAAAAATTAAAAAAATCTCTAAAACACAGAGATATAAAATGATAGGAAATGCTTGGACGGCAGATGTTTTAGCGTGGATATTTTCACACTTGACAAAAAAACAATAAAATATTATAATATAATTAGGAGGCGATTATGGGAAACGAAATACGAATACAAACAAAAGATGATGAAATGACGATTATGTTTAAAGATAATATAAATAACGAGCAATTAGCAAGAGCGTTTTCTTATTTACCTTATACTTTTGAACTTTTTCCGTTAGATGACGGAACTTGGGGCGTTGAAGTGAAAGAACTTGAAGGCTGTATGTCTTTTGGTAGAGACCCGAACGAGGCAATTCAAAATATAAAAGATGCCATTGCGGGTTATATAGAAACTCTTTTGGAAGATGGGCGAGATATTCCTCTTCCAGAAATTATAAAAGAGTAAGGAGGTGAAAAATGAACGATATAAAAATAAAATTTCTAAAAAATGGAGGCTTTGTAATTCAATGGGGTTTTTGCACAAAAGTAGTTGAGTCAGATGAGTTTCTTACAGTAGACGAAGAAAGAATTAGCGGAAAAGATTTTGTGAAAGTTTTAAGTGTTGGGCTTGGATATCTAAACGATAAATATACGGTCTTCGACGAAGAAGGTGGGCAGGTATGAAAGAATTTATTGAGTGGTTATGGAAAAATAATTACTACTTTACGGTTTATAAAGATACCATAACAGTTATAACTAATCAAAAAACATTAACATTTGAGTTTATGAAAAATGATGTTTTTATAAAAGAAATTACTAACGACACAGGAAAAATATTTAGTATAAAAAATAATCTTAATGCATTAAAGGAGGTGTTGATGTGAAATTTTACCTTCCAACAGAAGGAATAATATGCGAGCAAAGCGATGTTGAGGAAATTTACTGGAACGGGATAGATTGGAGTGTAGTTATTGGAAATGTTGAGTTTGAAGCATTACCTCTTGATAGTAAGGAGGTATTAGCATTAATTAAAAAAGGAAGTAATGTTATTTTTGATAAAGACTATGCTGAAAAATTAGCAGAGAAGCATTGGCAATATATTGAGGGAATTTTGAAAAAAGAAGGGACGCCTGAACAGGAAATAAATCGTATTGGTTATCATTATAAAACTGCATTTGTTCACGGATACAAACACGCAATCGAGAGGATAAATGAGTTATCGAAGTAAAAAGAATAGAGAGTTTGCAAAAATTAAAAGGAAATATTTAGAGAACCACCCTTATTGTGAGATACATTTACAGTTAGGAATGCAAATTCCCGCTACGGACGTTCATCACATAAAAGCAAGATGGCACGGAGACAATAGTTCTGAAAATCTTGTTGCGGTTTGTCGACAATGCCATCAAGCAATACACGGGCAATATGGAAGTCTTGAATATCAGACTAAAATTAAAAGAATACTAAATAAAATAAAGGAGGTAAAAAAATGAATTTAACGATTTTTATTATGGCTAATGATAGCGAAACGGAATATGTTAGTTTTAATACTCGAAAAAAGGAGGTTAAAATTCGGACAAAAAATTTTATTGAGTGGTATCCTTTCAACGAAGTTCTTGTTGAGTTAGATGATGAAGAGATTTCGTTAGAAGAATTATTAAAGGAGATAAAAGATGAGTTTAAAAGTTGGAAATAAATTTTGTAAGGTGTGCGCATTCTATAATGCGACAACTCACGAATGTGATTTAAAGCATAACGAATATTGCGGGGGAGAAGATTTCGAGGTAAGCACCTATCGGGTTGTCGTTAATGCTCTTGACCTTGCCTTTTGGTATTATCGTTTCGGAAATGGTCATAAAAAGCGAATTGGCATAAAGGATATTTATGAATTTTGTCGGTGTGAAGATGACGACTTTTTCAAAATTGAAAATCCAAAAAATTTCTGCAAAGATTTTTTTAGGGAGATAAAAAAGGGAGGCGAAAAATGAAGGAATTAAGAATTATAGGCGGAACAAGTGAATTAATAATACGAGATAATCCTGACGCAGAAATATCTGTCAACGGGAAAAAAATGTCCGTATCACAATTTTTGGAAATTGTTGAAAAAGGATTAAAGGATAAAGAAGATTGTCTATCTGCTTATTGGAGAGGTTATTGGGAGGGTTATTGGAGAGGTTATAATGATAACAAACCTAACTATTATTGGAGTGAACCTAATGGAACGATTATAATAACAAATGAGAGCGAAAATGAAACAACTTGACTATAAGATTGAAAAAATAGATGATAACAGAGTTCAGATTTGGTTCGGCGATGTGGCTCTTATTGTTCGTGTCCCATTAAAAAATAACGATAGAGAATTTATAAGAAAGAACTGTTCCGAAAATATAAGTAAAGAAATAATTAGCATTCTTACGAAGGAGGTGAAAAATGGATAAATTTGAAGATATTTATGAGGCGTTAGAGGCTATCAAAAATGGCATAATAAACATCGAAAATGCCAAGAAAATAAGAATGTGGCAACTGTTAGATTTAGCAAAAGAACAAATACAAAATGGATACAACTATATCGAAAAACATATAGACAGCAAGGAGGTGAAAAATGATAATTAGATTTCTTAACGATAAGGAAATGACCGACTGGATTAAAAAACAGAAAAAAGATATAGATATGTTTGTAGATTTTGATGACAACACAATTTATACAGAAGGAGACGCTATTAGAAAGAGAGCGGAACTGTTTAAGGAAAAATATGAAAATAAGCCCAACAAAAATTAATACATTTAGATGGTGTAAAAGACAGTATTACTATAAATATATTTTAAAATTACCCACTATTCAAACTCCTCAAATGGAGCGAGGGGTATATGTTCACGAATTAATGTCGGCATATATTCGCAACGCAGAACTACCTATGCACGAAAATGAATGGATATTGGAGAGTGGACATCAAATATTTAGTAATATACTAAAAGGCTGGGAAGATTTAGGATTTAAAAATGGAATTTCTGAATTTGAGATTTGGAAACGTGAAGGTGAAGACGAGATTGGCGGAATTATTGACTTCTTTAACAATGATGTGATTGTTGATTTTAAGGCGGTTGATAAACTAAAAGAATGGCGAAATCCGATACAATTGTCGATTTATCGCTTTGTAATAGGAAGAAGATATAGATATTTTTACTTACAAGCAAATGAAACAAACTATAAAATACTTGAACTTACAAATAGAGATATGGATTTTTGGGAGATAGAATGGCGAAAAACAATAGATGAAATTAAAGAATATGAAATGAAATACTTTTTAGCAGATATTCCTTTTCCTGCTAAAAGAACAAAGTATTGTAAACAATATTGTAGTTTTTATGAGCAATGCAATAAAAAAATATAGGAGGTGTTTATGATTTATACAGTCAAAGACATTAAAAACGTAGGGCTTACGAAAAAGGGCGGAAAATTCTCGCAGGTTATTTTGACCGACGGGAAAGACGATTATGCAGTTACAATATTTGATAAAGAGATAATGAAGGGCGATAAAGTTGACGGAGTTATGGGAGAATATAACGATAAGTTTAACAATTATAAATTTAAAGTTAATTCTATTCAACGCACCGCTAATAGCGTAAAAGGAACAAGCGATGATGAGAGACAATCTAATATTGCTTTTGAGAGTTTTTACGCCTCTACTTGTCAACTGTTTAGCGGTAAAGGAGAAATAGGAAAAGCGATTGCAGTTACGGTTCAACTTCATCATTACTTGACGACAGGGGAATGGATTATGCTCGCAACTCCCGAACAAATTAAGTCCATTGTGGGTAAGTTCGGCTCATTAGAAATTGCACGAGGTATAGTTTGGGAAAAATATCATATTCCTTATTTGCATTTACTCACTTATCAGCAAGCACAAGAAGTTCTCTCAGAAGGATAATAGTAAAAGACTTAATAAGATTAAACAGATTTTACTCTTTTGGTAGAGGGGTTCTCCCTCTACCAAAGAAGACAATAAGACAGTTATTTAAACTTATTCCTTTTATTAAAAAATATTATCCGAAGGCAGAAGATATTAGAGTTGAGAATTTTTTTGACCCAGAAGACGGTATTGAAATATTATCTGTCATTATTTATTCAAGATATGACCCTGATAATTTGTTTAATTTAACTTTTGAGGCGGCAAAAAACGGAATTGATATTTTTATAATGACAGGTTTAAGGAGGTAAATAATGTTTAGAGTTTGGGACACGAATGAAGAAAAAATGTTCTATAACAACTTTGTAGTTTCTTCGACAGGGCAGGCATACTATATTATAAACAGAGATAATGACGAAATTATAGCACAAAAAATTAACGGGACCGTTATGAAAAAAACAAACAAGCGAGATAATCAAGGAAAAAGAATATATGTTGGCGATATTCTCGAATGGACAAACTCGCAATATGACTATGATATGTTTTGTCCGTTTTCCTTAAACGAAAAAGAGAGAAGAGAGTTCTTTGCGACAAAACATAAGGGGATAGTAAAAGAAAACTCATCATCTTGGTTGAGATATAAGGTTGATAATTATTCGTTGCAAGAACTGCTTGAATATCACGATAATGTAAAGATAATTGGAAATATTTTTGAAAATCCAGAATTATTAAAGGAGGTAAAAGATGACAAATATAATCAACAAACTTAAAAAAGAATATAAGATTAAAAAAATTCCTGATAGTGAAACACCTGTCCAGCATTGGAAGATAGAGGATAAATTTGATATTTTTTATGGTCCTCAATGTGATATATTTGTGATGCAAAAGGGTAAAAAAATTCTTTGTATAGGAAGTTTTGATAACGCTGGTTTAAAAGATATAAAGGAAATTGTTGAAGAAGGGGAAAAGGAAGTAAACAATGACGATTAATAGACAGCAGTTCGGCGAACTCTATGAAATTATCGCTGAGGCGATGTAAGACAACGACCCGGGGTTAGTTTTGCGGGCTGTATTGGGATATCTAAATATCGAGGTGGAAAAATGAAAGAAATAATCGATTGGATGTTAGATAAAGGTTATTGCAAATTTGAAGTTGAATACAATTGTTTGAGATTAGGGGATATGGAAATAATATTCCTTGATAACAAAATAAAAATGTATGATTTTGACGGTTCGCCTGATGAGGATGAGCCATTTAATTTAACATACAATGATTTAGATTTCATAAAACATACAATAGCGTCAAAATTTGTTTCAGCAGAGGAGGTTAAAAATGAAGAAGAAGCAGAAGAAAAATACAGAAAACTCAGAGCAACTTTTTAATGTGTTTTTCCCTCTCTCCGTGGATAAAAACGAAGTTTATCGTTTTGTCGAACTTATGCGGAACAGAGGGCACGAATGTGGGATACTTCCGGATAATCCGCTTGTTGTTCAGGTAAGATGTTCCAAAAAGGAACTCAAAGAAGTTTGCGAGTATTATCCGGTGCAGAGTATCGATGCGTTAACTAAAACGCAAAATAATTTACACAAAGGAGATAAAAATGAAAGATAAAAAAATTAAAGTTTATGTAATTGCAAGTCAAACGATACATTATAGAGTAAGGTTAGATTCTGCGGAAGATAGCGATGGCTTTTGCCCTGTACCCGTTGAACTAACCGACGAGGAGTTAGGAGATTTCGTAGAAGTTTGGAACGAATGGGAGAGATGGCAAAATATATTGCAAAGAAAGATGGAATCAGTATTAAAAGAGCGTTCTATTGATAAGTAAAAGCAAGAGGGCAAAGATGAGTTTAAAGGTTATTCACTATTATATTGCGATTGAGAAAAAAGATAGGGATGAATTGATAGACAGGATTACTTTTTGGGTAGGCAGTAGAGAAAAAGCCGAAAAGATTATGGACTATATAATTGGTTATTTAGATTTGGATGTAGACGAGTGGGGAGGTAAAGATGATAAACGAAATAATTGAAGAATTAAAAAAAAGTAGAGGTAAACTCTTATTACATCAATTGTATTCTTAAAGACGCAAAAGAGAAGAGGAGGTCAAATGACTGAACAAGAAAAATTAACGATTAAAGAACTACGAGATAAAGGTTTTTCCTATTTTGAAATTAGTAAAATGACGGGTATTAGTCAGGACGCTATTAGAAATTTCTTTTATAGAGAAAGAAAAAAGGAAACAAATATTGATGACACTATTTCTTATTTGCTTAAACGTATACAGTCTTTGGAACGAGAAAATAGAAAATTAAAGGCTCAACATCTTTCAGACGAGGCTTTTGCAAAACTTATTGAAGTTGAAAAATTTCACTTTGAGAACACGAAATTAGCAGATGTTAAAGAAGAGGCTGGGTTGATAGTTTCCGACTTGCACTCTGGGCTTGAATACGAAGGAAGCGATAATAAGTTCAATATGGATATTGCAAAAGAGCGAGTTCAGAGATTGTTTAATGATACAGGAGAAATACTTCGCAAATATTATCCTCACGTTAAAAATCTGCACGTTTTTCTTGCAGGTGATATTGTTGACGGAAGCGGAATATTTAAAGGACAAGAATTTAGCACAGCCCCCATTACGGAGCAGATTGAGAAAACTCCCTCAATGATAGTTGAAGGGTTGAAACTTGTGTCTGATTTTAATCTTCGCTTATATGGTGTTGCAGGTAATCACGGAAGAGTGGCAAAAGGTGTTTCTCAACATAATTGGGATAATGTTGTTTATCGTATTATAGAGCAAATGATTGATATTCCATTTGAAATAGCGTCCGATTTTTATTTGCCCGTAGAAATAAAAGGTCATAAGTTTATATTATTGCACGGAGACAATATAACTCACAGTAAAACGCCTTCTTCTTATATTGAGAGAGCCGTTGGAGAATTCACTCGAATGTTTAAGGATATGGGGATATATTTCGAGAGTTTATTAATGGGACATTTTCATTCCGCACAATGGCTTCCACACGCAATAGTAAATGGGAGTATTTGCGGGAATACCAATTTTACGATTGGTAAACTTCACTTAAATGAACCTGCGAGACAAGTTCTTTTCTTTGTAGATGAAAAACACGGAATTACCGAAGTAAGAAAAATTCAAATACAATAGGAGGCGAATATGAATACAAAAAGCATAATAGAGCAACTGCTACGCAAGCAGTTTGAGATGGTCGGGTTAGACTACGATAAAGATGGAGATATAGTAAAAGACGATAAATGGTATATGAAGTATTGTTGGACGGAAAAACAAGAAAAAGAGTTTATAAAGTGGGCAAGAGATTTACTTACGAAGAAACATCATTATACCATACGAGGAGCAGAAGAAATTATTAGTTTTTATATATTAGCCTATGGTTGGACTATATGCAAGGAGGGACAAAATGACATTAAAGGAAATGCTTAAAAAAAACGACATTAAGGCTATTCAGGAATTGTTAAGAATTATAGAGAGCGACAATTGGGAAAAGAAATTTATTGAGAGCGTAAACGGGATTGAAGAAAATGAAATCGAAACACTTATAGTAATGATGGCTATTCTCATTAGACAACTAATAGACCTTATTAAGTTGGAGGCGATTAATGCACAGAATAAACATCAAGAAGAAATCAAAAAGGTTTGAGATAAAGTCTTCTTGGAAGTTTGCAAGTAAAGATGGGTGGGAATATTATATTGTAAGTTTTGATGGATTGAAACTTATAACCAAGCCAGATTGGGGATTTTATATTGTTTTTTACGGAGAATTAATGCCTTTTGAGTTAGATAAAGATAGAGACCATTTACGATATTTTTACGCAAAAGATTATACGTGGTCGCCGCAAGTTCAAATATCTCATCAGGACGCAAATGGTTGGATACACATTAAAACGGAGGCGGGAACATTTAAGTGGCGCTGGCTTACAAAGCGATAAAAAGTAAAGATTTATTTTTTGACCCTCCTTATATATCGCTTACTGAATGGAACGGAGTTATCTGTGCGGTGTTTCCTTTCAATAAAAATGGAACTTATGATGTGGGGTTAACAAAAAGATGGTGGGAAAGACATAAGCGAGTAGAGTTTGTTAGTTTTAAGAATGATTTTACTTATTTCGGCAGAAGAGCAATTGCATTTATGAGAAATTTAGAGCGGTTCTTTCAATTTGAAACCTATGGTGAATATCCCTACTTAATAAAAGAAACAATGAAATATGCTACAAGAGGGATACTTGTTCTTAATAGGGCTGAATTAAATGAAAATAAAAAAAGGACGCTGGACTATATAAGCCAGCGTCCCTATCTAATAAGAACCTATGCTGATAAAACTACTCGTGGAGAAATGCGAAGAATTAAAGCCTTACTTAATAAAATAAAAGTTCCTCTATATTACTGGGAAATTGTTGGAGATGATGAGTTCTATAAAAAACTTACAAGGAGGAGTTATGGAAAAAAATAAAGCAACAAGTTGGGTTCAGTATTCTCGCTTTAAAAGACTGCGTCGTAAATGGAAGAGACTTAAACATAAAATTGAGCGTAAAAAAGTTAAAGAGGAAATACGACGCATTTTGCGTTAACTAAAACAAAAAACAATCAACATAAGGGAGACAAAAATGGAAAAAGTAAAACACATAGTTAACTTTTCTGGCGGCAAAGATAGCACGGCAATGCTTTTCAAAATGCTTGAAAATGGCTATAAAATAGATTATATTGTATTTTGTAATACGGGAGTTGAGTTCCCAGAAATGTATAAACACATAGAACAAGTAAAAAAAGAGTTAATAAAGTTTAATTTAAAAATTATCGAATTAAAGCCAAATCACTCTTTTTTTTATTGGCTAACTGATTATAAAAGAACAAGAGGGGAATATAAGGGATTGCCTTACGGTTTTCCGTCTTGGAAAAACCGATGGTGCACCACTAACATAAAATTACGACCGTTGTTTAAGTTTGAACAACAATTAATTAAAAAGGGCTTTACGATTATCTCATATGTCGGGTATAGTTTAGACGAAACGAAGAGGGCTACTAAAATTAAAAAGAGGGAAACAAAGAACAAGAAATTTAAATTCCCGCTAATAGAGGATTTCAAAATGACAGAAAAAGATTGTTTGAAATATTCTTACAATTTAGGGTTTGATTGGGACGGTGTTTACGACAAAGTATCAAGATTATCGTGCTATATATGCCCTTTTAGTAGATTGAGCGAAATCAAATTTTTGATGACTGAACACCCCGATTTATGGGAAAAAATAAAACAAACAGAGGCAGATTTAAAGAAGCGAGGCATACCTTATTGGAAGTTTACTTCTCGATATTCGTGTGAAGAAATAGAGCAACTGATAGCAAAACAAAAATAATTAACATAAGGGAGGTAAAAATGATATATTTAATTATAGGAATATTATTAATAATAACCCCTTTTATTGCTCTTATAATTAATAAACAGAGAGACACAGATGAACCTGCTTTTATTTTTTGGGGAATTGTCTTTATTATTGTATTTTTTATTATGATGATATTAGGAATAACAACTTATCCTCGTTTGCTTTCCGAAAGAGCAGCCTGTATTGGATATAAAAATGCAATCACGGAAACGGCTAAAATTTACACAACTACAATTCCTGTTCAATCTATAAGTCAATTAACGCAATATGCAAGTTTAGTAGCAACCTATAATTCTGATTTACAAACAGCCCTAACGAAAAAGAAAATGTTAACGAGTAAAATATTTGGTTCTGCATTATTTATAAGCGACAAAATTTATGATTTGGATTTTATAGGAGGTGCAAATGTTAACAGCAGAGGAAATTAAAAAAGCGGGGCTTATAACCCCGCTTGTGGAAAAAGTTAAATGTGGTTTATCATATGGATTAGAGCCTAACGGATATACTATAAGATTAAGTAATGAATTTTGGTATCCAAAAGAAAAGCAAATTCTTGACCCATTAAATAAAAAAGGTGAGTTAGAAGTAGTTAAAACTAATATTTTTATTTTAAAGCCGAAACATTATGTTTTGGGAAAGGCTATTGAGTATATTAATTTACCTAAAAATATAAGTGCAATAGCGTTGACGAAGTCATCTTACGCTCGTATGGGCGTATTTGCCAATATAACAACAATAGACGCTGGCTGGCACGGATACTTAACAATAGAAATTGCTAATCTTGGAAATAATCCTGTTAAAATCTATGCTAATTATGGTATAGCAGAGATATTGTTCTTTGAACACAAGAATACGCAAGGGTATGAAGGCAACTATCAAGATTTAACAACGATTAAAATTTAGAGAGGGAATAATGAGAGCGTTTAAGAATGTTCAAGAATTTGAAAAAGCATTTAAAGAATTTACAAAAAATCGTTCTCCTTTTTATTTTTGGGACGAAGAATATGATGGAAGTTGCCCTTGCTCGGAGGGAGAAATTGTAATAGGAAAGCACTTTATACATATAGAAACAAATTGTTGGAGAATATCTACTTTTTATGGATATCAAGACCTACTTATAAAAACAGATAACGGGACGTTTACTGATTTAGGGGGAGAATGGATTAAACTTATTTTAGACGAGTTAAATAAAACTAAATGGTATAATTCTTATCGACTGCATTATGTTGAAGTAGAACGAGGAAATGAAACCAATTTGGAAAACGAAACAGATTTTTTTTATGAATAAAAAAAGCCCGCTTTATGCGGGCTATTTTTTTATCTATCTCTATACTGATTTAGGTCATAAGATTTTCTTTGTTTAAATTCTTTTTTCTTTCCTTTGTTAAAACTATCAATAGGTCTTATGAACATTCTGTTGCTTTTATGACCTCTAATGAGGCGGTAGCAAATTTCTTTGCTACTCTGCATATTGCTATGCAGTTCGGACTGTTGCTTCACTCAATATGAGTGCCGTTTCGTTCAGTCTCTCACGGTGGGTTTTACCCCTTCCGCCTCGTTGTCCCATAGGGAGTTCCGAGTCAATTAGAAACGGTTTAAGGTGAGCATCATCTACCCACCACTCTCGTAAATTTAATAAGTTTTTGTTTCTTCTTCATATTATCCCTCCCAATACTGTTTATATTTAATATCAAATGTAATGGGTGCTATCTCTGAAAGTTTATAATAAATAGCCCACGCAACTTTTCTAATTTCCCATTGTGCCGTCTTATCCATTCTTAATTTCAAGAAATGCAACCACGCTCGTGCGTTTCCACTAACAGTAAGAGCAGTAGAAACGCCTTGTGGTAGAATAAAACGAGCGTCTTCTTTTCTTACTCCGTTTAAAATCATCTCATTATATAACTGAATTGCCTGTTGCGTTAACTTATAATATTTATCTGCATACCCTTTTAATTTATCTGGGATAACAAAATCATTAACTTGCGTATATCTTTGTGATTGTTGAACAAATGATAAATGTCTATGTCTAACAAATTGATGAGAGCAAACTCTTGAAATTCCACTTACGTTAAATGTGAAATATGCGTGTTCAAACACGGAATAATGTCCTGACTTAAATGCAACTTCAATTAAATGAGAAACTCTACGCTTATCTATATCAATAACAGGAGTGCTTGAATGGCTCTGTCTCATTGCTGTCGCAATGATTTTGTCTGGGTTCGACGTATAATTTAATAATTTAACTTTCATCTTATACTCCTATAATAAATTCAGGACCATTCTCATTATCTTTATTACTTTCTGCTTCGCAATAAGGGCAATAATCAAAATTACCGGGAATGTATCCGTGTATGGGACATATTCCAAAAGTGGGAGTTATCGTGAAATACGGAATATCAGTTCGCTCAATAATTGTTTTAATAAATGCTCGAAGACTATTTAAGGAGGGAGTTTCATCTAAAAAGAAATGAACAACAGACCCCGATGTAAACTTGGAGACAAGTTGGTCTTGATTATCTGCTAATTTGAACGGGTTGTTGGTTGAGGATACGTGAGGAAGAACACCGTTAGTAAAATAAGGCGTCTCTTCATCTGCCGTTATTATATCTGGGTGCAACTCTTTCGCCTTCATAGCGAGACGATACGAAGCCCCTTCGGCGGGAGTTTCTTCAAGATTAAATAAAAACTCATATTTTTCTTGTAATTTTAACTCTTTATCGAGCATAAAGTCTAAAACTTTTTGAGCGAACTCTTTATGAGTAAACATATTATATTCTTTTCCAAAGAGATTTTTAATAGTTTCTTCCATTCCTATCATTCCAATAGTCGAGAAATGATTTGCCGTATAACTTCCATATCTCTTTTTTACATCTCCATAATAATAGGCTATATACGGGGTCAAACCTTTTTCAATTGTATCTTCTACAATCTCTCGTTTTATTTTATGATACTCTCCCATTTTCTCCATTATATTATCTAATTTTTGAAAGAATTCTGCTTCACTATTACTCTCGTATGCAAGTAAAGGAAGATTAATTGTTGAAACAGCCACCGAACCCGTTTTTTCAGACGAACCAAACAAGCCTCCCGTAGAGTGATGATGTTTTCTTAATTGAGACAAATCTAAACGAAGACGGCAATTATGTGTTAAAACTCCACTTGTCCCAACAGTAAACATAGGCACATCATCTATAACTTCAAAACAATAAGCGGTGTCTGTTCTGTTATTATATATTATTTTGTCTATTTTATACCAAATATAGCCGTCCTCTTCGAAATACTTATCGCCGTAGTTTTTATAAGTTAAGGTATTAAACGTAACTACGTAGTTTGTGTTATGTCCGAATCTCCCCTCTCTGTTATCTTCAAATATAGAAGTAATCATTCCAAGAGATGATGCAAGCATAATAAGACTGTCTTTCATTTTAGGAGATGAAGTTGAAATTCTATATATATTTTGAGTTGTAACGCCATCTGTGGCGTTATAACCATCTAATAATCCTTGTCTAAATTCTTTACTCATTTCAAAAACAATTCCATTTAGTTCTTTATCAAGAGCATTGCTCCCATTTACGAATTGTGCAACATACGAAATTAGAGCGGGAGATTTTGCTATCACAAATACTACTTTATCATTATTTTTAATGTTAATTTGTGTAGAAGATGTAAAATATTTAACTATATACTCTTTAAGTTTGTTTACAACCGAGAGTTTTGTTGTATTATTAAGAGAAAAAATTACTTGATATTCATCTTTACTCCCATCACCAGCATACGCTCCAACAATATAGCCTAATTCGTAATTCCCTCCTTCACCATCATAGGCTTTTATAGAATATGGAAGATAATACCCTTCTTTTAACTGCTGCCCCGTTAATTCTTCTATTGGCAAGCCTTTTTCTTTTTTAACGAAATTTAGATGGTTTACCGACATTTTTATTTGGTGATGATTTGCTAACTTAACAGTCATCATTTCTTGATTTGGGTGAACTTGAAATTTTCCGTGAACAAATTTTCCATCGCTATAAATTTCATATATATCTTTGCCGCCAAGTTTACCAATTTCAATAAGTTTTAGATTACCTCTGTCTCTAATAAGAACTTTCTCGTGTTTATCAAGCGGACACATTGACCTTGCGTCATTAGGGTCTAAAACAGAATTTACATAATTGGCAAAATAGAAGTTTCCATATTTTTTAGTATTTTCTAATACTAAATCAAAGAGTTCAGAATTAAAATCAAAATCTTTACTAATATTAATTGTAGGAATAGGGAAAGTAAAAGTTTGTCCCATTCCATCGCCTTCCGTTAATATCTCTGTGAAGGCTTTAAATATCATTAACCTTTCTTTTTTAAAGTCTTTATATGTTTTATCTTTTAAATATTTACCAGCATAAACGACTATCGTATCATCAAGGTCTTTATTATAACCGTCAAGCGTAAGATTGGTAAAGGGAGATTGTGAACCTGCTCTTAATGGTTGATTGAGCGAATATATAAAATTTTGAAGTGCCTGTTTTACTTCGTTATAAGATAATTTATCATAATATACATAAGGACTTAAAAATGTATCAAAATTACTAAAAGATTGAGCGCCAGCACTTTCAGTTTGAAGCAAAAAGAAAAAGTTCATTATTTGTCCAAGTAGAGCGTCAAAATGTTTAGCGGGTTTTGACCTTACAGTGCCGATTTTTCCATTCCATAAGCCTTTAAGAATTAAATCTTGAAGACTATGTCCCATACAGTAAAGAGTAATTCCCATACCTAAATCGTGTAAATGAACATAGCCCTTATTGTGTAATTCTCGAATGTCTTCTGGTAATTTTTCAAGAGTATAAAGTGCCATATCTTTATCGGCGACATAAGAACGCATTGCACCAATACTAATTATTGAATTAGCATTTTCATTTTTTCTCCAATCACTTAAATATTCTTGTGTGAAATTTTCCCGCATATAGCCTCCATTTCTTTTTTAATTTTAGTTTCAAAAGTTTCTGCTTCCATTGAGGTGCTATCCTCAAACTTAAATGATGGGTCTAATGTGTTTTGATAAAGTCCTTGTTGAACGTGATAATGATTAGCGTCTGTGAATTCACATAATTCTTTTGCCATTTGTTGTAGTAAATCATCGTGATAACCTTTTAAATAAGTTGTTCTAATAATATAATTCGATTTATGAATTAGTCGAACGCTTTCAAGATACTTATTTTTATCAAATGGTTTTCTAATTAGGTCGGAGTATTTATCGAATGTAGTTTTATAGTCAACAGCCCAAAAATCTACGTATGAAAGTAAATCATCAATAACTTCTGGATTACTTCCATTGGTGGCAATCATTATGCGAAAACCTTTATTAAAAAGTTCTTTAACAAAGTCAGACAAGTCTCGATAAATGGTAGGCTCTCCGCCGATTATCTCGATATGATTTATACCAAATCTATCTTTATCGTATTCTAATTTTTCAATAACTTTATCTTCTGAAATTAATCGGTCGGGCTGTTTTAAGAGGTCTCTCTGAAAACAATATCTACATCGCCAATTACAACCATAAGTGAAAACAATATTAGTCAAAAAACCGTCCCATTCAATTAGGGACGGCTGTATATCTCTGATTAACATAAACTATTTAAGTTTCTTTCTATTTTTAATTACACTCTTCGGGATAACTAAACCATTAAGTAATTGATAGTCCTCTGCGATAGTTTGAACAATGGTAATATATTTGTCATCTTCTTTAACTACAAAACCAAGAGTTTTAACGACAGGGCAAGAGTGGTCAATTTCATCATATTCAACCCAAGCATTTGATATAGTGTGAATATCTTCCCACTCTATTAGTTCAGGAGTTAATTTATTAAAATCGACATCATCTATTGTTAAATTTATTTTTTTGTGCATTTTCCCTCCTTCTCATTTTTATGAACCAAACATAACAAATTTGTTAAGTTAGGTGTATTATAAGTAGAAGCCCGCATTTTCTTTTTCTCTGATAAAATGTAGAGTTTTATTTATAATTTCTTTAATTGTTTCTCCTACAAAATAAACATTAACAAACTTTTCGTCTTTATATGAGTATTTCAAATGAAGAATATATCCATCTCTTGCGTGTATTAATTCTATATCATATTTATTAATTATTTCCGTTAAGTCTTTCAATTAATTCCTCCCTTGCTTTGGGTGTTAACATTGGCACATTTCTTAATGTGCCTGAATAAAACTGCTTTATTTCGACATCGTTAAACATAAATTGAGGGCTATAAAAAGAAGGAAGAACTCTAATCTGTTGCAGTGGCGTTCCAAGAGTGGTTTCTAAAAGATAATATCTTCCATCTTTATGCCATACTACCCAAGCGTGTCCATAAATTCCAGATTGAAGACTAACAGTTCCAATCTCTGCGTATATATCGTGATATCCCATAGCATTTAAGATTGAGGTTAGTAAGAATGTCCCGTCTTCACAATCTCCATAAAATCCGCCCGTCTGCTGTATAATAGATAAAGTGAGTAGAGGTTTTTGCCAATAGTCAGTATTTTCTCTAATTGTTATTCGACCATCAGAAAAAGAAATATCGCTATCAGGAACATAGTGATAATTTTTTTCTAACCAATTATAGGCGTTTATAATTGACGTCTGCTCATCTTCCGCTTTTAATTTATTTGCTATATCAATTATTGCTGGGTCATCGCTCTGTATCCAACTACGAAGATAACCACCTTGCCCAAAAAGTTTATTTTTCATATAATAACGCTTGATAGATACGGGAATTTTATTATGCGGAAACACAAACAAAAATACTGCAATAATAATAGTTAAGACGGTTATAATACCTGCTTTTTTCACATCGCCTCCTATGGATTAAGAGCCTTCAACTCCATCACGGCAGACGGAGGAAGCCCTATATTTTTCATTGTTATTTGTGTGTATTTAACACTTGTTAATGCAAATAGCAATATAATAAGAGCAATTATACTTATAATTTTAAATTTCAATGGAAGTTGCTCCATACCCAACCTCCATCGTGACATTGTATCCTCCACGCTCCCGTTATAAATGTGAAGTGACTAATATTATCAATTTTATATACTATTCCAATTTTAGCAGAACGATAACCAGTCTTTTCTATTTTGTAATCTTTTACTCGCTTTACTTGACCACTGATTATTTGGTCAAGACGATAAGCATAAATATTAGGTTTCAAAAATAATTTATAAGTCTCTCCACGCTCGAAAAAAGACACGATATAATCGTGAAGACTATCGTGTGTAAATTTCTCTAAAAATACATAATCGTTTTCTGTCATAGTCTTATCAGGGTCTATACTTTTTCTATATTTATTAATAATCTCTTTTGTTACTGGATAATCAACAGTCTTATAGCCGACGAATACTTTTCTATATTGAGGGCTACCTTTATCAAGAAGATATATTTGTCCCGTTATATGCCATTTTCCTTTTATATTAGAACAATAGCCGTCAAATTTATTGTCTATTATCGGAACAGTAAATCCTCCAACTTTTGGCAAAACACCATCAATAAACCCTTGAACATTTTTACCAAATTGTCTGTCGTAATACGTTCTCAAATTCATATCTTCATCGCCAGACAAGTAAATATGAAATTTAACAGGTTGAGTAAACCAGAGCCAATTATACTTATAATCGTCAAGTCCGTTATAAGTTCCATTGATAGACATTTGCTTTTTAATAGCCCCAAGTCCCGTTTTCCAGCCGATAACATTAAACAGCATTAATATAATAACAATAACGGCAAGGACAGACATTACGAGAGATTGAACATCACTCCACGAGTTGATTTGTAGTTTTTTCATTACACCCTCCTTTATTTTTGAGCGGGCTTTTTAGAATTTTCAGTAGCGTTTCTGATAGACTGCAAAACGTCGTGAACAAAATTTGAACCTCTCGACAACACAATACCCGTAAACAACCAATCTATTACAGGAACTGCCCAATTGAAACCAACGGCTTCAAATATTCCAGTATGAGTGTTAAGAACAACGATTGTGGAGATTATATAAGCAACAACCGTTGACCAAATAATTGATTTATTTTTCCAATCAACTTTAACAATAGCGTTTACGACAGCCTCGATAAGAATTGACAAAACGGTAAACTGCAAAATAAAAGTCCCGATGTTCCCGCCAAACATATTGATTGATGTCATTTCGACCTCCTTAATTTATAAATTATATATACGTAATATTTAGAATACTTTTCGTAATAGTCGCCGCTTTGAAATTGCGGTGGCTGTTTATACGGAAAGTAGATTGCATAGAGTTTATTTATGATATTTATCTCTTCGTTGCGAGTTATCTTATTAATCCACCATTTAGAAGTCGGCTTTATTAATCCTTTACTGATAGCCCACGCACCCGCAGATGTGTATACTTGCTTATCTTCACGAATAGGAAATAACATATACATATCTCTAATAAATTGTCCTTTACTTACATATTTATCAAATGATTGCGATAAATCATAGTCTTTGTTCGTGAAATTTTGATAATATTCGTTTTCGGCAATAGCAAGAGTTTTTTGAGGTTTTCCAAGTTTATATGCAAGCATATTCATTATATTTGCAATCTTATTACACCATTGTTTATCGCTTGCATAATGAACATTTATATCTCGTAGAGTATCACCTTCATACCATAACCCGCTCTCCGTTAAATATTCTTTTGCTATATAACTGCTTACTTGCTGAACACATTCTCGATACGAAGCGTAATAGTTAGCAGACCAATAAGGCGAACTATCGTATGCACCAAACCCAAATAGATTATGCTTATAGCGAGCAATAAATGATGTTCCCCAAGCACTTTCGTGAATTGCGTGGGCTGTCAAATAAAGAGAGGATATATTATTCTGCCAAGCGTAATATGAAAACCAAAAACCAAGCCCTTCAAGTTTTGTTCCTTTCAAAATAGAGTTTAATTGCTCTCCCGTATAGCCATCAAAATTGTCAACAGAACTATCAGCAGTATATATAGCAGGATACGAAGTATTGTAAGAGGGAAGAAGAGGGATTTCGTGAATTATGCCCACATTATAACCTAAAACAAAAGCAATAATTATAAGAACAACAACTATTATTTTATTTTTAATCGTTCTCATATTTTTAATATAGGATAAGGGAAAGGGAAATAAGGTGGAATTAAAATAGTAAGCACAAATAAACCTAATATAATTTTCGTAATTTTGTTCATATCATCATCTCCTTTTATTAAAAATTAAAGCCAAACATCGTTGCATTATCGTGTTGTGCTGGGGTATATATAACGTTTATTTCATTACTAAATGTTGAACCGACAGCATTAGTTGTTAATATTTTATAATAATTATTACCGATTTGTGGGGCTGTATCTATATATGATGTTGCACTTGTAGATATGGTTGCATATAACGTTTCGTTACCTGAACTTGTTCCTCTATATACTTTTTGAGATGTGAGATGAGTTCCTCCATCATAAGCCTTACTCCAACTTAAATTTATCTGACTTCCGTTAACACTTCCATTTAAATTTGATATTGCGGTAGGTGCAGAAGCAGGACTATAATAAACAGTTATTTTTATGTAATTAAGCGTGATGGTCGTGTGAAAAACGGCGGGAATTTTAATGTTAAATAAGTCATCGTAGTAAAGTTCATTTGCTCCCCATAGGTCAGTGCTTCCTCCGACAAACACGCTACTCATTGATTCGGTCAAGGAAACAGTCTTGCTTCCAGCGAGAACGCTGGGACTTCCACAGCCATCACTTTGTCTATATAAATAGATTGTTGGATTGAAACTTCCGCTTCTTTTAGCATTAATCTCGACCTGTATACCATCTATTTTTTGATTATTTGCGATGGAAGTATTAAATAAAACGTATAATGCAACGTTAAAACCTCCCGATAAATCAACAGTGTTAGTGGTATCCAGCACATAAGACGCATTTGTAATTCCACAAGCGGAACTTCCAAGCGTGGTTATTGAACTCATACTATTTTTCTCCTATTATGAAAAATCAAGACTCGCAACCCCATAGTAGTTTACTCCGTCGTAAAAGAACGAAATTATATCTATTGCCCCACCACTCGTTGAAAGAGTTGGGGCAGTTCCGCCAGCCCATTTTACATTTGACGGAAAAGTTAAAGTTCTCCCTCCCGTGCTATCCTGAATCACCATTAAAAGTAAATTGCAAGGCTTACTTGGTGCTGTAAACACGAGAGTTTCATTTCCGCTCCCAAACGTAAACTTCGCTTTATTGCCTTTTGTCCAATCTATTGTTGTTGTCCCGACATTTCCCGTATAAGTTTGAAGCGTAAAACCTATACTGTGTGACTGTGCGTCTAATTCCCCACCCAGTTTCGGGCTGGTATCATCTTCCACTTTCGTAATTGCCCCAATCTGAGATGGAGTTACATTATGAGGATTAGAAGTATTATTGACGTGAGAATTGATAGTCGCCTCGTTGTTTTCTATATTATTTTCTAAATTATCAAAGTGTTCAGCAATTACTCTTGCAGATAGTTTTGTCCCACTATTATGAGACGAGGCTGAACTTCCGCCAAAAGATGTCAAACCTCTAACAACCGTTATTGTGTTATTAGTAGTATCGACAGATGTTACCTCAACTATTTCGTTTGTATCCACAAAAGTTAAATATAATCCGTGTTCATTAAGCACGGGAATAGCCCCCGCATTATCAATATGTAGAACAGTATCGGTATCCGTGCAGGCTTGCGTTAATACAACACTTAAATTGTTTTTATATGTTCCGTGATTCATATTACCCCCTTACTGATTTCATTATTAAGGGTTTAAGTTCTCCTCTGTTTGTATAAGGAACAACTTTTATCCATTTTCTTTTATTTATCATAATCCCAAATAAATACACAAGCGAGGTTGTTGTTTTTACTAATTCCCAGTTGCCGTATGGCGAATTACTCATATAAATTTTAAATCCTTCTATATCAGGATTTATTTGTCTTAACCACGCCAATCTAAACCAAGATACGGGTAAGTTAGCACCATAATAAAATTTAAGAGTATAATGAATGATTAATTCTCTTAATTGAGCGAGATGGAAATAAAATTTTAATAGATAATCAAAGTTTTTGATAGTCTTAAATACGTGATTAAAAGAGAAATTAAGAGTATAAAAGAACTGTTTGATATATGTTTTAATAAAAGAATAAGTGAATTTCAACTGATAGTTAAAAAATACTCCAACAATATGAGATATATTGAATTTTAAATTGTATGTAAAACGCTTAAAAACAGAAACAATAAACTTATAAATAAAATTCAGATTATAATTGATTGATTTTACAATTAAATTATAGTGATGATAAATAAATTTAAGAGAATATTCAACAGAATAAACTAAAACACGAGTTATTGACGATGTATAGATAAAATTGAGAGCGTAGGCAAACCCTCTACGAGTTTGCCTCCTCTCATCTAAAAAGAACTTTAATAAATAAGAAATTGCTTTAAGCCAGAATGAAGTTCCGTTAAACTCCGCTCTATTAAACTCTATATCATTCATTTCCTTGAACAGAACTTAATGTTGCCGTTATCTGCAAACTATCTCCGTTAGATACATTAATAGCCCCGAACGTGCTTCGTGTTAATATATCTCCCCCCGTCGAGGCATTAAAAATACCCATTTCAGTAATAGCCTGACTTGCAGAGAAACTAAAAGTATGAACAAATTGAAGTTCGTTATCATTAAGAGTGACTGTTGCCTCTCCTCTATCAATTTCATTTTCTAATGCAGTATCAGACGCACTTGCAGTAGTAGTCCCTGTTCCAATTGCAAGATACTTAAACGGGTTTACTGTCTCTACTCCGCCAATCATCGCCATAACTCTATTAATCCCGTGAGATGTAATTATATCCGCCATAATGCCCTCCTAATTTTAAAAAATGCATTTAATAAACGTGATTTAAGCGTTGGAGGCAGTTCTCGATACTCTATTATTTTCCCCTTTCTTCGAAGAATTATCTTGTATTTTACTCTGAATTTCGCTTTCATTTAGCCTCCTTAATTTTTCGTTATATAATTGAATTAATTCTTGACGCTTTGCGTCAAGCATATCTATTTGTCGTCTTATATCAAATAACTCCGCTTTTAATTGAGTAATATTCATTTATCCTCCCTATTGTGCTATAATAACATCTGTTCCGTCGGATTTATGCCAATAAAGCGTGTCGCCGCTATTCCAAATATACCTTCCCCCATTCATATAAATTTTCCCAGAACTTACAGTTAGCGGTCCCTGCGAAAGAACCACGCCATAACTCGAAGATGGGTTTAAATATATGTAATAGGCGGCTTCAAGATGTAGATGTCCTTGCGATGTCAAATAAGAGTTTGTCCCATCTATATTATACCATTGCCCAGTAGTGTTGTTTTGATAATATTGAGTAAAAATAACACCATAAGTTCCAGCCTCTAACGTCAAAGAAAGATAACCATATTGGTCGTAGATTGACAGTTTCCCATTAAAAAGTTCAGTTCTTTTAGATGGATAATTACTATTTCGTGTAATAATTTGTCCATCAGACAAAACAAAATCGGAAGTATTTAAATTCCAATAAGAGTTTCCATCGGCAGAACGTATATATCCCGCCGTTATTGTTCCTAAATCAGCAGTAATAGCCGACAATTGCGATACGTTTAATTTAGAGGCGTCGATACTTCCTGCTTTTATGTTGTTTGCTGTTATAGAACCTGTTTGTATATGGTCGCCATTTATTACAGTTCCCATAGAACCAAGTTTTTGAACATCAATGGTATATTGCCCCAGATTAGAAGAATGGTAAGTGTATAACATAAATAAAACAACTGCATTGCTTTCACTCGGATAAGATGTAGAACTCAATAACGAATATGTTCCAGATACAGGGTTTCCTTCTGCGTCTATGGTCGGAAGAATATAAACATACACATAGGGAGAATTCACATTAGCAGAAATAGAAGCGGAATTAGTGTTTAGCGTAACTGTTCCCCACCCATTAGTAGCAGAATAAGATACTAAATCAACAGAACCAGCATTAAAATTTACTGCCTGATAACCATTACTTGAATTAGGATATATATTATAGGTTATAGTATTTTTCTTCAACCTGTTAACAAATGTGCCATTATAAGTTAGCAATGCCCCTGTTGCTATTTTATCGGCGGTTATAGCCCCTGCTTGTATTTTTTCTTTACTAACCGAACCATCAGCCAGAGCGTTATATAAAGAATTCGCCTGAACATCTGTGTCTGTTAATTTGTAAGGAATAGCGTCAACAGGTCCGACAAAATCAGAATAGCGTCCGCTTGTCGATACCGCTCTCACCCAATAATAATAAGTAGTTCCAGCATTTAAATTATTATCAAAATAAACGGTAGATTGACTTTCTCCTATTTTTGTAGCAGAGGATATATCGTCTGTTGTGTTTCGATAAACCTCGTAAGAAAAAACATTTGCACTTGAAGACGCTATCCAATGCAAGACAATTCCACGAGGGGGCTGACTACCAGCGGTTAATGTTGTTGGTGCTGATATTTCATCATTAATGGGTGTAGTAATTGACGCTTCTACCCAATCTGAATAGTTGCCTGCCAAATCAACAGCCCTCACACGCACATAATAAGTCGTGTTAAGTTTAAGCCCCGTCCAAGCCATCATTGTGGAGGAGTTAAATTTTGGGTCAGGTTTATCATCGTAATGGGTATTATCATTTTCCGATATATCGCTTTCATATCCTTGAAGGTCATTATGAATAACAGCGTCCCAATTTGCTTTTATGAAAGCAAAAGGAGTTTGCCCTTTACCTACGTCAGAGGGATAATAAACTCCTGTTGTTAAAGTTAATCCCGTAATTGCAGGGGGCGGGTCGTTTTCAAATTCCTCATCATTATCATTTTGCGTTCCATTTTGAGGAACATAAGGAACAGCGTCGCTTAATGCTCCAAGATATTTTGTAGTGGCTTTACCGATAACGACAATATCTTGCTGTCCATAAATAGGATATTCTAATTTTTTAGGTAATTGTCTTGCCCTAACAAATATCTTTGCTCCTACAATAAGTTTACTCTCTTTATCCATTAAATACTCTTGAACCGTCATTAACAGCCCGACACGATATTTTTTGCCGTCGGCTGTCTGATAAGAGACAGACCCGTTTCCTTGAATTATCGTAGGCTCATCGTAAAAACGATTATTGAACTGAACCTCAATTAATTGAGCGTCAGGGCTGTTAAGTTGAACTGAAAGATGATGTAATTCTGTTCTTAATTGTGGTTCAATTGCTTTTTGTTTTAGAATTGAACTTACTTTATCTCTAATCATACCTGTGAACTCCTCCTCCGCCCCCTACGCCGTCATTGGGATTAGGAATAACATCGCACGAATTAGACAATACTTCCTGACCATCATAAATAGCACCTACATAAACATTATAAGATGTTCCATTGATTAAGTTATTAATAACAACATAAATTGGTTCGCCGTTAGTGGGTGTTATTGTTTGATTGACGACATTGTTTAGATAAATTTTATATTCATCAGCCCCTACTTGCGGAAAATATACACCTATTTTTTGGTCTCCTCCTTGACAAAATATAGTTGGTGCAACCTTTGGGAATTCGTCAGGTTTATACCAACTAAATGTGGCGGAAGTTGTCATTAACCCATTGCTGTATCCCCAACTTACATTCTTACATACATATAAATCATTAATATGTAAATTAACCTCCTCATTATTTAATGCAAAATTGTAAACCTTTTGGTCGAATTTTATCCAGTTGCTAAAATTCACAGCCATTGAACGATATAAATCCATTATTTGCGTCATTACCGACAATCCAATGGCTTTCGCCGCAGAAACTTTCTGCCCATTTATTTCGAGGTCTTTTATATCGGGAGATTTTATAATACCAATGCTCCATTTTTTATCACGCATTCTTGCACCAGATTGCCCGCTATTTTCTATAATAGCAGAACTATCAGCCGTCGATACAACGACATAGCCACGAATATTGCTATCATCTAAACCATATTTAACTTCAATGACATCTATGGGGTCAACGTGGGTCGAAGTCGGTTCATTGTGAAGTAAAATTTCTGAACTTCCAAATAATGTTTGAGTATCATCATTGTAATTGGGAGGGACAAAGAAAAACACGGGACGAGGGACGCTATCTATGACTATATCTTTTACATAAAATAGATAGCCCGTGTAATTCTTAAAAGTTTTAATAAAGTCGTAAACATACTTCATATCAAGAATTTGCTCATCTGCTTTTTCTTGGGCGGGACTAAAATACATATTAGTGGAATAAAATATTTCTCCATCAGGAGTTAATGAACCATTACTATCGTTATCTATATGCCCATCTTTATGATAATGCCAGACACCAAGTTTATGTAAAACATCGTGAATTATTTGCCCGACAGACATAAGGTCGTAAGCCCAATCGTTAGGAGGATATTGCCATATTTTATTGGTGCTGTTATATGCAACAGCCCGCATAGGATATTTCATTAAATCTTGCCCATTAAGAGAGAGAATTTGTGAGCCTAACGCCTGATTTATTTTATTAATACGAAATATTCCCATTAAGCGTTTAGTTCTTTCTACATCGTTAAGACTTTGCCATTCCTCATAAGAACCTTTTGCTACGAAAAACTGTCCGTCGGGAACAAAATAGTCTCGCCAATCACTAAAAGGAATAGGTTGATTAAATATGTTAGTAGAAGAACCTGCATAATCAGAATTAAATATGTTTCGAGGATTTTTCACCACTAATGAAATAGTTTTGCCGTTTCCTTGTATAAAATCGTTAGAGATGTTTAGGCTTTGCACCATTGTATCGTCAAAGTAATAGGACGACAAATCATCTGACATTGGTTTATAAAATTGAATAAAGAATTTAGCCATCGTCAACCACCGTGAATACAACGCTCACTTCATATAAATCTCCCTCTACAACGGGACGCTGATTTATAGTAAAAGAAGCATAAACATTATAAGTATAATTTCCAATCTTTAAAACCCCATATCGAGAATGAGTTCTGATATATTCGGTTATTGGAACATTATTAATCTCTTTATTCACCCAAGTAATTTTCATTGAGATTGTGGAGTTCTTACTTTGAACATAAAAAACGGGAACGCCATCTATTTTGCCCGCCTGCTTAACATTAGAAGGAGATGCCCATTTAATAGATTGAACAGGGAAAAGATTAATTTCTTCTCCATTTGTGGGAGTATAACTTATCATAATGCACCTCCTTCTGTTCCCGTAGGTTCATTCATTTTCCAAGTATAATTTTCTAACTGCTTACCAACAGCCTCCTTTATTTCGTCAACCGTATTAGCATTTATTACAAATTGAGGTTGTAGTAATACTGTTGATGTTAATTGTGATTGAGTTGGGCGAATTACAGCGGTTGGAATATTCCACCAAGTAGATTTAAGTTTTTCAGATATTTCTAACATATCTGCGAGTGCCTGTCTTGCCTTTGCAAGTTCCAGATTTTTCTGTTTCCAAAGTTCAGTTCCCGCTTTTAATGTTTGAAGTTCTTTTAAATCCTCATTAATAATAATTTTTAACTGCTCTATGTATTTTTGTTTCCAATATGCGGCGAGTTTAGTGTATTGACTATCGTGTTTTGCGGCGTCGCTATATGCTTGATACATTTGACGATAAAAATCCTTTATAGACATAACAGTTGTTGAAGAAGTTTCAAGATATTCTTTCGCCTTTTTCTTTATGTTATCATAATAATTAGAAACGCTTCCATATAAATCCATATAAATACTCTTAATCTCTAATGCTTTTTCGGCGGCATTTTTTGTATTATCTGCTTGAATTTGTTTTATACGTGCGTTAATATAGGCGGCGTTGCTTTCCAGTAATTCAGCATAAGTAGTGTCAATTAAAATCTTTCGCCATTTTTTGTATTGTTCATTTAATTGGTCAACATTTTTAATTTGTTTTGTAATTGATTTAGATGAAAGCGTCAATAATTGATTTAAGAAACCCAATCTTTCATTATTAGTAGTGCCACCGTTTAAAATACTCATTAAAGTATTCCACTTGTCAATGGCTTCTTGTGAAGGTCCTTCTTCTAACGGTTTAAGTCCTGCTTGTAATTCAGCAGACCTTGTTTCAGCCTCACCGAGTAGAGACGCAATCTTTTTGATATAATAAGCGGCAGCGCCAAAAAAGTCTGTTGGTCGTTCTTTTGCGGCAGATTTTTCTGCTATGAATTCGAGTGTTTTAGCATATCTTTCAAATGGGTCATTAATATCTCGTATTACATTGCCAAATTCCTTATATTTAGAAGTAACTTTATCAATAAGAGAGTTTAAATCACTAAACTCAACTTTGACAGTTGACGAAGTTTCCCCAAGAGACGCCAATTCTTCACGCAGTCGCTTCATCGAGCGAATACTTTCATTTACTTGCTCGTTATAATTTTGCAACCATCTAATAATTCCAATAATAGCCATCGCTACGGCGGCATAAGAAGCAACTTTACTTCCTATCCCAATAAGCCCAGAACGCACATTAAGCGTCTCTTCTTCTGCTAACGCACGCTCACCCATCATTTTAGCCCGAAGAGTTTGATATTCTGTTTGCAGTTCTTCAATCATTGCTTTTTTCTGCTCTTCGGTTAAAAGCATTTGCTTTCCTGTTTCTGCATTAATTCCCGCTCTTACTGCATAAATTTTTCTTTGTATATCAAGAGATTGCATTTGTAATCGAATACTCTCTTGATAGTGAGCGTTATTTTGAAGAATTTTAGTAGAAATTCCTCTTAATATTCTTTCAGTTCCCGCATACAAATAAAGTCCAGACTGAACAGCACGAGTTAATTTATTTACTTCTGCAACCCATTTATTAGAATATCCAAAAATGTCTTGAAGAGTTCCTCTGATAGCCCAAGAGATAGACCATACAGACCAGAAAGAATTTACCGCATTAGAATTATGTGCAAGAAATAATCTATATTGCTTATTCCATTCTGCAATATTTTGTCCAATCTTTGAGGTTTTCTCAATATTTTGATTAAGAATATCTTCGGCTTCAAATCCTACTCCTAAAAAGTGTGCTTCTGTCGCTCCGCTTCTTATCTCATTAGTAACAACATCTCTATTAAAGTTTCTCGGTCCGTCGAAACGACTTGTGCGAAAATCCTTAAAATATGTATCTCTAATGTCTCTCGACGCAATTTTTAAATCACGCAGAATGTTTTCAGTATTAGAAGAAAAATTGAGAGGTGTAGTTTTCGCTAATGTTTTTTGAGTTTGAGCGAGTTTTTGAAATAATTGAAGTTCTTCTGCTATGCGAGAGAGTTCTTTATCGGAAAAATCAAGCGATTGCTTTTTAGTATCAGTAATTTCTCGTAAAACGCCTTGAAGTCTTTTATTTAATAATAAACTTTTAGTATCAGTAGATAGTTGTTTAGACGCACCTTTGAGAATATAATCTAAAACATTATCTTTTAGTGGATTGAAATGAGAAAGATTTAATTTTTCAAATTTTTGTTTTATTTCCTCTATGGTTTTTTGAAGACTTACTACATCAATTTTAGTCTCAATTAAAAAGGAAATTTTCTTATTGTCGTTCATTTAACACCTCTACATACGCAATAACTCTCTCAACACAAAATTTTACCCAATAAAGCGGTTTTTCTTTTGGTAAAAAACTATTGTAAATTTTATCTATTTTTTTAAGATTGGACAAATTAACATTATAAGGCATATCTGGAACACTATCTTTTATAGCCCTCCATTCATCACTAAATAAGAGCGGGATTAAAAAGGGAGACCAAATCCCTCCGTTAACCCAGAATAAACGTCCATTAATAATTGAAAATCAGGATAAGATAAATTTAAAATAAAATCGAGTGCTTTTTCTTTATCATTAAAATAAGGTGAACCGTCTTCTTTTTCGGCGGTATAAATTATCCAAAATATTTTTCGGAATCTATTTTTTACAAAATCATCAGTTTGAATATATAACTCATTTCTATATTGCTCGTATTCGAATGCTTTCTTTATAATTGGCGTCTCTATATATTTTTGCTGTAAGTGTCCGTATTGTTTCTGATAATAATCAAGATATTTTTTTAATTCCTCATCAGATAACTCCGCTATTTCTTCGGGAGTTTTTAAAAATCTTTCATCGGGAGTTTCTAATTCGCTTAAAGAAAGCAATATCTCTCTCTTCTTTTTTTCAGCCTCTTCTATAACTTCATAAAAATCAGGATATTTTTTTAACAAATCTTTTTCAGCGTCATATTTAGAGTAGCCCGTCAAAATGTCTTGATTTTTTTCAAAAAACTCTCGAAGTCTCTTATTTATAGTTGGCGTAAGGCGGGCGATATCGCCCGCCGTAGGAACTTTTAAGACGATAGGAGGGTCTAATTTTACTGTAATTTTACCCGCTAATATATCGCTAACCTTCATACTGATAAGCAACCATTACTTCTGAAATGCTTGACGGGACTGTTAAGGTTGTTCCAGAAACACTCCATTCGCCATTAGAAAGAATAGTTCCCGTAGTTGTATCTACAACGAAATATGTGTAATTGCCATCACTATCCACATTTGCAGGTAAGAACTCTTTTCCTTCAAACGTAACGGGAGTATGACTTAAAGTTGCAGAACCAGAGGTTACGGGGAGAATTTCAATTATCGCTTTTCTGGGAAGTTTTAAAATCATAGAGGCATTCACGCTATATTGCGAAGTTAACGCACCCTTTAACGGAACATTTTCTTGATTAGAATTCACAATAACAGACGGAAGCCAAGTCGCCTGAAACTCCGCATTAGTATTATTATCAAAATGACGTAAAAGCATATATACAGGTTTAGTTTTTCCAAGAGTTTCCCCAGCAATATCTTCTCCATCTCCAAGTCCAAGAATAAGTCTCATAAAATCTACATTATCAGACTTATAAATATTAATATTTCCACTTACGGGAGTATCGTTAATCTCTTTAAATCCATAAATCGGTCTTGTCTTGCCAATAGCAGACAAAAATGTCGAAGTTGCACTTTCAGTAGCGTTTAAATCCTGTGCAACTGAAATTTCTTTAAATGTTTTTAGGTTAGCAACAAATATTTTTGTATGCGAACCCGTAGTTATTTTTAAACTCATTGCTTCCTCCTAATAGTTATTATAATTGTATCAACCATAGAGTTTCCAAAAGGTGTTTTAAAAACTGCATTATCAGGCATAGAAATTGTGCAATCATAGTTGAAATTCGCAGTTCCCGATGAAAAATCGTAAACCTGAAAAGATTGCTCGCCCGCTGATTTTATTGTCAAGTATTGGTCAACTTTACGCCAAAAGTTATGTTTATTATTATCGTAAAGATAGATTAATAGCGTAATGATTCTCTTTTTATATTCATCTCCAACAGTTATTAGTTCGGGAGTTATACTCGACAATGTTATAAAATCATCTTCTAATTTCCCGTCGCTATTATCTATTGCAACAGAAATCCCGTTATCTTGAAAATATTTTTGAACAGAATATAACAAATTTTCAATCATAAATATTTCTCCACTATTTTCTCAACTCCTTCAAGAACTATATCGCTTAACTCCTCAAATAGCCAATCCCAAGCCCGTATATCGTAAGGCGGAGTTGTTCCCCAACCCTCAAATTCAATCTTTGAAGTATAAAACGGGTGTTTTTTTCCGCCGTATATAACGAACGAAGATATATATGCCATATTGGGATTTAACCCACCACCCGTAGAAATCACGGGAATATATTTGAACGCACTTTGAGTATATGTTAAAGCACGAGAAACTCTTTCATAACGAGTTTCAAATGGAGCATATCTATCGTGAAGCGCCATTACGCCAGCAGGGCGTAAAGAAGAGATAAATTTTACAATATCGCCAGAGTAAAATTCAGCAATATAAGAAGCCACATATTCGCCAGTATATACGGGAATTTTGGGCGATATTGCGTTTAATCTATTTAATGCTGTAATTAACTTATCTGAAAGATAATCTCTTAATTCTTCTTGAAAGTCTTTATTGCGAAAAACTTTATTTAAATGAAATTGAGCATTATTTAATGCACTTCGACCGATATTTATGCTCCATTTCTCTATTGAAGTTCTCGGTCTTACACCTATTTCAATCATATTGTATTACCAGACATTTTAAACCAAGCAAAGGCTTGGTCTTGCAACCCCTTCGCCACCTCTGGATAATTAGCCCAATCTGAAAAAGAGGAGAACTCTCTTTTTATTTGTTCAGGCATACTTGCCTTCATTAATAACAGCGTCCCAGCAGTCGCATATATATCCAAAAAAGTTCCGCTTATTTGAACATTAGTTGCCTCACAATAAAAAGTATTTGTAGTTTCGTCATAAGTTATAACATTGCCATTAGTCTCCTCGAAATGAATAGGATAATAAGGAAGAGGCATTACCCATTTATTATCTCCTATTGACAATAACGATAAAGTAAGATTTTTATATACAGATACGCTATTTATTACTTCGTCAGGAAACCATACAGCCTCATATCTTACATATACAGTCCCGTCCAATATAATATCGGGCGTAAAAGTCCCATTTTTACTATTAAGAGTTCCCGACACATCAACGCCATTTAATTTCACTATTGCACTAATAACGGGATAATGTGCAAACTGTATTACATTTTGATTATGTGCTGTAAACGTATCCTCGTATACACGAGGATTGTCGCCTATTAAGTCTCTAATTACCATTGTTGTTTATTCTCCTCAATCGTCATTTTTGCCATAGGAATATAATGTCTATCAGCCAATAATTTTATACCCATTTCATAGCGTTTCTCCGCAACATTGTCGGGACGTGCGTCTGCTGGAACGACTTTTGCTATTAATTGAGCAATTACCCCGTGAACATTTAAGGCGGAAAGAAAACTTAATAGATTTGTATTTTCTACGGGAAGTTGATATCCATACAAAAACAAATACCCGTCTATTTCGTTCGAAACAACCTCCCCGATGGAGGCAAGTTGTTTCTCATCGGGGAGATTATGCTGTTGAAAGAAACTATAAGACTTTAATGCCGCCTTAATGTCTTCAACCGTGCAATACATTATGACAATACGTCTTTAATCAGATAACCCGCATTATTATGTATCATATTATAACCAACGGCTTCTCTTGCAATGACTTTTTGAGACATCGTTTCGCCGTCAATCGGGAATCTCTGAACAATAGCGTCGGAAAGAAGAGCCTTCACAACAAACGGATAAGTTCCCTTCCCAAGAGGTTGAGTTGTCATAATAATAACATCATCGCCCCAAAGATTTTGCGGGTTATACGCAGATTTCTTTTTAGGTTTTCCGTAAGTGGTGAATGCGGGCATTATAATATTGGGAATTTCAAAAAGGTCTTTAAGAAATGCAGGAGTTGCGTAATTTCTATCTACATATACATTCTTAAAAGAAGGAGCAAACTTAATTTTAGTCCAAACAGAATAGGGAAGAATAAGAGTATCAGGTTTTAGTCCAACATCGGAGAGTTTTGAAATACCCGCTTGAATATCTGCTACAATATCAGCGGTAGGGTCGTCCCATTTAGTAGAGGGAGTTGTGCTAAATCCAGAGGCATAATTAGAGGTCGTAGTTAAAAGGTCGTGCAATTGTTTCTCTTTGGAAAGCACTATCATTCTCTTCAAATCAGAAACAACCTGATTTTCGATTAAATTTACCATAGATTTGGGCATATCATTATCGGTATGAATTTTTTTAAGGTAATCCTTAAACGCATACCAATAAGCCCGAAGAGTGAACTCTCCGCCTTCTCCTTTATAGAAGGTCTGAACCTCTGTTCCTACTTTCCATCTTCCGTCAATTTCAAACACAGGAGAGGTAAAGTCATAACCAATAGAACTCTCGGTAGTTACGGGAGCAGTAGGAATTACATTACTATTTACAACAGCGTCTTTAAAAACAGGGAGAGAAGTATATACTCTCTCTAAAAGTTTATCTCTATGAGGGAATGCACCGTAATCAATCATATATTACCTCCTTATACCGTTCCCTTTACGGGAATAAACTGCACTTCTTCATCAATAGCGGCGTCGGTGATTGCCACAAAGAAATAAGGATTTCCACTCGTGGTTTCGGGAATTACATTACCGTGAGTATCCACAGTAAGTTTATCACCAGCCGTAATAGTTGCACCAGCATATCCGTGCAAAACTTCATTTATCAGTTGAACGGGAACATTTTCTCCCGATTTAACGCTTTGAAGAACAACACCTATAATTGTATCTGTATTTTCGGTTGCCTTGCCAACAGATAGTTCACCTGTAAGTTTTACAACATTTAATTGTTCGAGGTCTTCACTTGCCGTAAAAGTATAAATCATATATTACCTCCTTATATTAACCCTTTTTTAGCCATCTCAACTCTCGCCTCTGCAAAAGTGAGGTTATGCTCATCAGCATACTTTTCTATTTTGGTAATTTCATCAAACGCCTGTTCGCCCTCACTTGAACCAATAGCACCTTTGGGAAGAACTTGCCCTCTCGCTTCAACAAATTTCTTGGCGTATTCTTTATCTTTAATATACATTTCGGTAAAGAGTTCTTTTTCTTTTGCAAGAATTCTATTATTAGCAAGTTCTTTTTCCACCCACTCGTGTGCCTCGCTCATAAGCAGGGCTTTATCTTTTTCTGCAATTTCATTTTTAAGTTTTTCAACTTCGGCTTTAATAGCCTTATTTTCTTCTGTAAGTTTAAGAACTTCATCTTTATATTTTGCAAGTTCTTCACTTAATTTAATGACATCTTCGTTAGCCATATCTCCTCCTCTAAATGCATTTTTTTGTATATCTTTTGGAAGTTTCGCTTTTATTCTCCGCTCTATAATTTTCTGCTCTTCGGGAGAATAAAATGCTCTATTACTTGGTTTGCTAAAATACTTATATGCCGCCATTACTCTTTCAGGTGTATTTAGCGGATAACGATAATTCACAGGGTCAGCAAATTCATCGTCAGGGCAGTCGCTATATTCAGAAGGCTTTGTTAAATGTCCATCTGGTCTAACGTGTATATGATACTTCTTTGAGCGAGCCTCTGCTTTCTTATGTAAATCATCACGCTCCGACAAAGATATGCTGTCCTGTCCTTCAATAAATGGACGATTAGTAAGAGCAACTGCCATTAATGTTATTCCTCGATTTTGTCCTGTTTTTTTGTCAATATAATTGGGGTCTATTTCAGCAGATACATATCTAAATTCATCATTCATTATATATTCTCTTGCTCTCGGCGTCCATTTAATTTTTGCATATAAAGACCCTTTTTCGTAAAATAAATCTTTCACCCAACCAGCCGCCTTTGATTTGTCAGGCTCAATCTCCATAGAACCGTGATTATAATCAACAACAAGTTCAGTAGGGGGGTTGGGTCTAATTCCCTTTTTAAAATTTTCAACTATGTGTTTAAGGTCTTCTTCCGTGAATTCAATTTCACGTCCTCCATAAACCCATTTACCTACCCTCAAAACCTCCACAATGGAAGTTTTTTCTTCGGGCTTTACAACATCATTAAATATTAAAAACATTATTTCTTACCTCCAATTGGGATTTCAAATGCTTCAAAGATATAGGTTTTTAAACTCTCTTTTTCTTCCGGTGTTAAATCATTTAACACGACATCTTTCAGCGCCGCAAGTGCGTAGGCTTTATCGGAAAAATCTTTTGCAGATATACCACTTGCCACAATAGTAGGATATTTATCGGTATTAAAATTAATTTCGACAGCCTCTTTAATTAATTCATTAAAAGCCATCGATATATCTCTCGCTATCGCCGCAATTCTATTATAAAAAGGCGGCGCTAATGAGTTTCCAACCGCTCTTGACCCTCTATTAGAAGTCGCAAGCGAAAGCATATTAGCACTTTGGGAAGCATTAGTTGACTGCCATAAATAATCCAATAATCCATCAGGTTTTGGTAAATTTCCCTCTATTGCTTGAAAACGAAACTCTACATCACCTTTTTCTGCAAAATACGCTTTATCAGATACCGTTATTTGTTGCAACATTTCAAGAATTTGTTTTTCATCATCAGCAGTAATACTATCTGGATAATGTGCAACAGGAATACCCATTAAGTTTCGTTTAAGTCCTGTCGCCGCCGCTACCGTAATTTCTCGTTCAAGCACAAAATCACGATAAAGTGTTCTTACAATAGGTTTGCCAATCGGAGTAAGTCCCTCCCAATCATTTACAATTAAAAACAACTTTTTATAAGGAATTTCTACGCTTCCGCCAGCCGTCATTTGAGTGACTGAAATTATTTTATTTTTTTCTGTATCTACATTCCAAGTTAAAATCGTATAAGGATAACGAGGTTGAAGTTCAATATAGTGTCTTCCTTTTTTGGGAACATATACTTTCTCAAATATCATCGAACCATAATCAAGATATTTGAGAACATCGTTAAGCAATTTATAAAAATTTAATTCATTAAATAACCAATCCTCAACATACTTAACAACACGTGCAGAAGCCCCATTATCTTTAACTTTCCAAATAGCGGTTTTTATTGGGTCTTTTATAGCATTTAACAACCCCTCTATTCGTGAGGAGGTGTTAATCATATCTGCTATAATTGAAAATCGCTCATTAGAAGTCCAATTCGGGTTGTTGTCGTTTCTTATTAACGGTCTTCCAACCAACTTATTGACTTTCTTTTTATTTGCCATTACCAAATCTCCTTACTACGCTCAAAATTAAATCGTTGCAACTTGGGAACTATTATCTTTGCGTGTGTAGGACGCCTCATTCCACTTACAAGATATCGTATAGCGTCGCAAGCGTCATCGTCCACCTTTACAACCTTACCGTTTTCATATCTATAAGACTTAATTTCTTCTAAAAATTTTGGTGCTTTACAAATACGCAATTCACCGTATTGAAATGCGTCTTTGACAAGACCAATTCCATATTCTATATTGTGGTCCGCCATAAAAGTTCGAAGACCACGAGAAGCAAACTCTTTACGAATTTCTGGACGCTCGTGAGACATATAAAATCTTGCAAAAGCACCGTATTTTTCTGCTAACTTAACACCAATATCTGCAAGTTGACTTGCGGTTTTGCCTTTAACTACAACTTCTTCCACTACATACCAAGTGTTGTTGTGTAAAACACCGACCTCAAAAACTGTCGGGTGAGCAAAACCAACGTCAACGCCTATTACTACATCAGTATAAGACTTCGGACATTCTTTCGCAACTATTTCGCTTTCCTTAAAATCATAAATCGTTCCTTCATAAGCAACAAAATCAGCATATAATTCCTGTCGCTTGAATTTATCGTCTATAACGGAGCGTTCGATAACGCTTACCACCTCGTCGGAATGGTAAGGGTTATCAAATGTCGACCATCTAATAGCAAAGTATTTTCCGTCTTCTGATACCCAGCCGTGTCCTACTTGTTTTCCTGATAATGCGTGAGACACGACTTTATTATACAACCAATTAAATCCTTTCGGTGTAGATGTTAACCAAATTTTCCCTTCTGGTTGCAACGCCATTAGCATACTGTCAAATAACTTACTGTCTTCCAGATATGCCGCCTCATCAAAATATATCCAATGCGGGTGAATACCACGCAAACTATCCGGACGATGTCCTGAACGAAGTATTATTGAACTCCCATTTTTAAAGACAATTTTTTGCTTAAATTTATTTTTAACCAAAGACATATCGATGTATTCATCAATAATAGGGACAAGGTCGTCCAGCAACATTTGATTGTTAGGGGAAATCATTACCCCATAGTTGGGAACGGGAAGTTGCCCTTTAAGACCGTTTATCGCCGCCGCCAAGCACTCATTAACTCCCATTACAGATTTACCGCTATTTCTTCCCGCAACGGCGGCACGAATTTTCGCCTTCGAGGCGTGAAATTCTATTTGAAACTTATGCGGTCTATAAACGCTCATTTTATCTCCTTCTGCCAATCAAGTTCTTTTTTAGTATTTATTTCGTGAGTTTCGGTAACTGTCGGTTTCCCATTCCCAAACTTATCGTATAACTCAACAAGAAAACTACCGAAATTTTTAAGCACTTTTATTTTGGCGGCTCGATTGTTTCCAAGACTTGCAAGCAACGCTCGATAGCCCTGTATTACTTCTTCTATGCTCGTAATTACTTCTTGGGATACTCGATATTCTCTATCGGTTAAAGCACGCCAATTTATATTTAAATATCTGCGAACTGAACTATGCGAAACTTCAACTCCATATTTATCTTTTATCCACTCTGCCGTTTCTCGTAAGGAGTGAGTTTTCGCATAATCAACAATCGCTTTAACCTCCTTTTCTGGTAAATTTCCTAACTTCTTCGCCATTATTCAACTCCATATTAGCAATTAACTCTATTGCCGATAGCAGAACATTATTAATCGCTTCTTTATAATCTTCATCTACATCTGATAGAGATACCTTGTAAACCAAATCAAGTAACTCGTGGCAAATCTCCTCTCCTAAAACCATTTTATCACTCCTTTCGCCGCACGAATTATCGAACTCACTCGATAACGGTGCAAGCGATATTGATTAGCATTGACAATGCAATTTTCTACCCATTTTTATACAGAATAGAGCGAAACCGCAAGCGGAATTTATCGGACTATCGCCGATTCATATCGCTCTTGAAGAGGATACTTTTAACCGTAGAACACGGGTGATTTTTCACTGACGGAAAAATCGATTTTTCTCCCCTTCCACTTATATATATATATTGGTCCAACAAACATAGATAAAATCTAACTCCATTAAGGGAAAAAAGTATCGAAGCCGGGCTATATTTGCCCTAACTCCCTATAAGAGAAAGAAAAGTTTCCTTAATAATCTTTTAAAAGAAAGAGAATAAAAAAAATAATATATAATATATTAATAATATAATAATAATATTTTTATAAATAAAAATATTATTATAAAGAACAAAACTCTTAAAAGTAAAGATAAAAACTAATCTTTTCTCTCTTAATTGTTATTTTAAGAACAATGCTAACGCATTGTTTATTCTCCTAAACGGAGAATAGAGCGTTTTTTTGTTGATTTTAATTGAATTTTCTCCTTAATTGCAATATAAAAACAAAGTGCCAAAATATAAGGGCTTGTGAATTTTTTAACTTTTATCGTTTGTCATAGTTTTTATGACATTAGAGTTTAATTACATTCTCTTTTGGCTCATTTTAGGCTCATTTTGGCTCAAATTGCGATAAAATCTTATGTCATAGTTCTTTATTTAGCGTCATAGTCGATAAAAATTGGCTTATGACAACTTTTTATGACAAAAAATGTTAAAAATTTTTACAATTTTCGAGAAAATAAGAGTTTTTCAAGGCTTTTTCGCCGTGTTTTAGCATAGATTTTTACTTGCTTTTTTCAACTTTGAATTGCAAAGTTCTTTGCGTTTAAGAGTTTGTAAACATCTCTTTACGGTTTGAACCAAATAAATTGCGTGCGGGCTATCGGGACATTTCCGTCTCCCTTATCTCAATAATCTACTATAAGACATAAGGCAATTATAAAATCGTTACAACCGCATTAAGAGAACTATGTGGCACACATCGCCTATTGGGAGTTTTGCCCCCCCGGGGGGGTACGAACATTTGTTCGGGCGTTGAATTGAAAAAAGTTCAAAAAAAGTGTTGATTTTTTTAAAAAAAACTCTTGACAAGAAGAATTTTTTTCGTATAATGTAAGTGAAAGATAGAGAAAAAACAGAACCGGAGCAGGAGCAGAACATTGAAAATGATAGCAAAACCTAAAAAGGATGGTGGTGCTGTCGCAACTACTCTATACCCGAGTACGCAACCGACAGCCCGCCGAAAAAAATTTAAATTAGGAGGTGCAAAATGAAATTCCGAAACACAGATTGTTTTATCGTTTTTGAGCAAAGCAACAAAAAAGAGAAAAAAATTGAGGTGCAGGAAGCAAACAAACCGCTACCTGCTGGAAGCGTTATTCTCGCAGTTTTTAATTTTAGCGAGGATAATATAGTAACAACAGGAGTTGATAGCCGCTCACTCTCTCTTTATGTTAAAGATGTTTTATTGCCTGCAATGAATGAAGAATGCTGGGCGAGCAACGAAACAGAACAAGATATCCTGTTTTATAGGATGTCCCTGATTAAAGAATATTTCCCGTTATCATAGGAGGTAATTATGGCAAAAATAAAATTTATTGACAGACAAAAAAGGTATCCCGAATACGGGGATGCCTACGGACGTTATATTGGGGATTACCGATTTTCCCGGTATGGTATCGGGAGCGTATACGCTCTCGATACGCCATACGGCGTGAGGCTGGATGCCTACTTCCGGGAAGGCGACCCAGCATCGGATTGGGAGCGCACCCGTAATGGTTGGGCAGATTACGCTTACACGCACGGTGGAAGTACGTACCGTGCACGCTGTCAGATACTTCACGACCTTGCAGTCGAAATAGGGCTATACGACTAAAACACAACACAACACCGCCCGTGGGGAAAACCCCTTAAACTTCAAGGCGGGCGGGGAATGGAAGGTAAAGATGAAATACAAAATCAAAACTTTTCAGGTGCAGTTAGAACTGCACGAGAAAGGAGAAAAAATAACAGACGCCCCCGAAGCCGTCAAAATTGCCCGGTCTATTTTCGACACGCTTGACGCCGATCGAGAGCATTTTGTTGCTCTGTTTCTTAATAGAGCGAACAAAGTTGAAGGATACAAGGTTTTATTTTCCGGGTCTCCTAATCAGACACCTGTTTTTATTCAAACTCTATTTAGGTATGCTTTGCTTGCAAACGCTTCTGCAATAATCGTTTGCCATAATCACCCGGCTGGTTCGTTAAAACCCAGCCCCGAAGACATACAAATAACAGAGAAAATAAGAGAAGCAGGGGAACTTTTAGGCGTTCCTCTACTCGATCATATTATTTTGACAGATGACGATTATTTGTCAATGCAAGCGGAGGGGTGGGAATAATGTATTTGCTCGTAATCGGAAGAGGTCGCCGCTGGGAGTATGGCGACCTCTCAAAACTCAAAAAAATTGTGAAGCAATACAAAAAAAACACACTTATAGGCGTGTGGAAAGTTAATGTTAAAAGGGATACGCTTATATATGCGGGGCGTATCGATGGCTGGGAGGTGTTAAAATGAAATGGGGAGATAATTTTTATTCGTTTGTTATCGGCTCGGCGATTATCGCCGGGCTGATAACTGTCGGCTATTTCTTAATTTATTTCAAAAAACTATAAGAGGAGGTGTATTATGCAAAAATTTCTAAAAGACATTAAGGACGAAGAGATTGAAAGTAAGAAGTGCTTTTTGGGGTATTATGGCAAATTAAAACCAATAATCGCTGTTAATAGGCGAGATTGGTTAATTAGATGTGGCAGTAAAAATCACTATCAAACGTTCGCTGGAACGCCATTTACAATTGTGGAGGTGAAAGAATGAGTTACGAATTATTAATTGACGAGACATCTCGGAGAAATTTAAAGGACGCCCCGGTCTTATTTAATCAAATTAGAAAAGAGTTTAAGAGTTTGGAAGAAGTCAAGGCGTTTTTAATTGAACGCTATAATAAACTTCCAAGAAATGGATATGACGTATTTATTGACGGTGAAGATGGCAAACCTGTCAAAGTTGGGTTTACGTATTCTTTTTGGCAGGATTACTATCCTTACGATGGCAAGAAATATTATCAAACCGATTGGATAGTAATATATAAGATTGAACGTAAACCAATAGATTGGAGGGAATGGAAATGACGCACGACAAAACAGGTGTATTATCAAGATTGCAGTATTACGAACGAGGTTATTACTTCACCAGTGGTGCTATGGATTTTTTCCATAGCACCGTAATGGATTGTGTTGAGACAGAAAGACACTTTATAGTGCTTGAACGGTTAAGAGATAGTCACAATCGAGTAATATATAGAGTGGACGTTCTCGATAAAGAAACCGGGGATGTCGTGGTTTATATCGAGGGAAAAAGAGAAAAAATAAAAAAGATTTATAATTATTTAGTTAATGATTATTGGTATAATAAGGGCGTGTTAATAACGCCACCTTGGATAAGGAGGTGAAGATGATTAGTTATTGGGTGTTCAGTGTATCATTGTTTGGGCTACTATTATGCGTAGTTTATCTCGTATCGTTTGCTTTGGAGATTGTTTTAAGATTATTTTTCCCAAAGTTATGGAGAAGAATAACCTACTATTTTAAAAGTCATTTGATATAGAGAGAAGGTGAAAAAATGAGTTGGCTATTTTTAATTGGGATTATGTTTTATATTAGGGCATTACTTACGCCAAGCAAAAAACTTAAAACTATTTATGCTTGGTGCGGAATTATTTGCTTTCTCATTGACATAGGGAGAACTTATGCTCATTATTAGTCGGACAAAAGCCGACGGACGCAAGTTGGTTAAAATAGTTAAAAAGAAAAAAACCTACTTAATCGTCGGCGAAAGAAAGCAGGTGTTAAGAGAGGCGAGATTGCATCTCTCGAAGGAAGATTTTATGAGATTGTGTCTCATTATATAACAACAACAAAAAAAAAAAAAAAAAAAAAAAAAAAAGAAACAGGAACTGTAGGAATTGACATAGGAACACAAACAATAGCAATAGTAAGTGATAAACAAGTAAAACTATTAGAACTAGCACCCGAAGTAAATGTAATATATAAAAAAGAAAA